CCGGCGTCAGGGTCAGCACGCCGTCGTTCACTTCCGCCTTTTTGATCATTCCCTCCATCAGGGTGTCGTCGATCGTCACGCCGCTGCCTCCGCTCCGGAGCGTCAGCGATGACGCCATCACGTCACCGGTAACCCGCAGCGGGCTTTTGATGTGCACCCTGCCGCTGGTCACCTCCATCACCTGGTTGATCCGCGTGTTCCCGCTCAGCAGGATGTGATCCGCGGTGATCGTCGCGCTGGATCCGGCCTTGCTGATCGCCAGGCAGATACTGGCCGCGGTGACATTCCCGTCCTTGCCGATGGCTTTGACGGTCTGCCGGATGAAATGGTCCTGGACCTCGATTTCCGCCTCGTGTTTCGCGACGCCTTCCTCTGTGTAGGTGACGCGCTGGTGGATGCCCTGGCCATCCACAATGACGCTGGCCACCCGGCTCCAGTCCTTCGCCGCGCCCGGGCCGGCAACCGCTTCCGCGACCATGCCGACCTTCTTGTCCGTGTCGATGAACCAGGCATGGTCCTCTCCGGCCTGTTTTGCCGCCGCCCGGCCTCCGCCGGCTGCCTGCTGCTGCTGCTGTTTGATGATGGACGCTACGTCCGGCAGCTCGTTGGCCAGCGTGACTGTCACGTTCATCGGGTCGCTGATGATGTCCGGATAGCTGAGCTTTGTCACCCGCTCCAGGATCGTCGTGTTGAATTCCGGCAGCGGCACCCGGCAGAGTTTCCCGATCGTGAAGCTGTCCATCAGCTCGCCGGTGGTCTTGTAGAGGTCCATCCCGCTGATGGTAACCGTCACCGCCGGCTCGCAGTGCCTGTTCAGCCGCTCATTGGCCCAGATCCGCAGAGCTTCCTCCGTCTCCAGGCTCTGGTCGGTCTCCGTTTTGCATACTGTCCCGTATTTGTCCTCGTTCTTGCTGACGAAGTCGCCGGCGATATGCAGGTTCTCTTTTCCGACAGGATAGAACCGCGTATACATCCGGCTCCGGTCAATCGTTTTTTTCAGCGTCCGGATGTTCCGGTCCGTCCGCATCTCCGTGATGACCTCGCTCCCGGCCTTCCGCACGTAGAGCTTGAATGGGTAGGTCGTGAATCCGTACTGCCAGATGCAGTCCTGCAGCGTTCCGCAGACCGAATTCAGCGCGCTCAGCAGGTCCTCCCCGTTGAAGCTGTATGGCTGGCTCACATTGAACCCGCATTCCGCCAGCACCCAGTCGCTCTGGTGGCCCAGGATGAACTGGATCGTCTGCGCTGCCGTTGCCCGGCTTCCGCCGCTGATGGCCTCGGTCTTGACCTCCCCGAAGATGATCCGGTCCTTCAGCGAGTTGATCAGGTGCTCCATCGTGACCGTGATCGTTTTTTTGTCCACCTGGTTGTCCATGCTCCGGATCCGCCAGATGATCCCCGCCCCGGGGCCTTCCTCAGCCCGCAGCCAGTCCCCGACATTCATGCTCGGAGCGGTGTCCGCGTTCAGCGTCATGGTCGCCGTGCTGGTCCGCTCGGACAGCTGCAGACTCAGCTTCTCCGGCATAAACTTCTGCTTTGCCGTCAGGCTGTGCCCGTTCAATAAGCAAATCATAAGTATCGATTCCTCCAGCTGATCGTCATCTGGCACGCGCGTTTCGCCGAGAAGCTCCCGGTGTAGGTGCCCGGGTCAAGCCGGAAGTCGTTCGCCGATCCGGTGGTGCGCTTGTTCATGACGCTCCGGTGCGTCCCGCCGGCGTTCCGGATCCGGAGCCGCAGCAGGCCGTTGGAATGATCGATCACCAGCGTTTCATTCCCCGCCAGGCCCAGGTTTTCAAATGTCATTTTGCTGTCGCCGATGGTCACGGTGCACTCGTCAATCTTTGCGCCGCTGGTGTTCGCGAGCTCCACATTGCACTGGGTCGGCGCGCTTCCGGTGATCTCCACTGCCTTGCTTCCGCTGCTGCTTCCTCCGCCGGTCTGCACGCTGCTCGCCGTGTTGTCTTCCCAGTACGGGATGGTGTAGGCCCGGAACACGAGCTGGAATTCTTTTGTGTAGTCCCAGAGGCTCCCCTCGCCGGGTGCCTGCGCCAGGATCACGTTCAGCCGCCGGCCGGACTTGTAGTTTACCCGCAGGTTCCCGCCGGGCGCCGCCCATGCGTTCACCATCTCCAGCAGCCGGCTCCGCTCCCGCATCCAGGCTTCCTTCCGGCTCCGCTGCAGAAGCCGGAACTTGACAACCACGTCCAGGGATACGCGCTTGCTGCTGGTCACCCGCTGGCCGAATCCTGCCGCCGTGTCTACCGACGCGATGTTCTCCCGGCCGTCTCCGATTTCGATTCCGCTGATCACGATCCGGTCGTCCAGTTCGTCCAGGTAGACGCTGTTCAGCGAAACCCGTCTGCTAAGAATCATCCTCTCACCTCTACATGATTTCCGCCGCGATCAGCTGGCTGACGTACGGCGCCACCAGCTGGCCCACGACCTGCCCGTCCATCGTCACGCGGATCCCGCTGACGCCGCTCTGCACAGCCTTCGCCATCTGCCCGGGCAGGGTCCGGAAGCCGCTGATGTCGTCGCTGGTCAGGGTGTTCTGTTCCCCGTTCGGGTTCATCCACCAGCTGGAGGGAAGATCCTGCCACCGCGGATCATTGAAGTCCGCGCCGTTGCTGTCCATGGAGTTCCAGAGCTTCTCCATCATGTCGTTCAGCCGGTCGAAGGTTCCGGTGTCATCGCCGAACGCTTTTTCAAAGGCATCCCAGGCTTTGTCGTATTCGTCCTCGTTTTCCCAGTCTGTGATCTTCATATCCTTCCAGGCATCCCAGAAGGCTTCTGCCGCGGCCCGCTGTTCCTCCGTGGCGTCGATCTTCCTGCGGGCCGTCGGGATCACGACTCCGTCCGTTCCGCCGAAGACCTCTCCCGGTGTCGCCGGCGCCTCCGGCTCTTTATCCGGGAAAATGGACATCCCGCTCGTGTCTCCGGAGGTGTAGGTCGCCCGGTTCCATGCAGCCCTCAGGAGCTGCTGGTTGTTAACCCCGGACTGTTTGTTCATTTCCTTGACCGTTTCCATCCCGGTCTTTTCTGCGACATTGTCCAGCGCCTTATCGGTCTCCGACGGCTGCCAGGTCTTCGGGTCGAAGAGTTTCTGCAGCGCCGGCGCGATCATGACCAGACCCACCGCCAGGTATCCTGCGCTGGCCAGCATGCTGCCGAATCCTGCGCCGCCCGCCAGGCCTCCGATGCCTCCGCCGGCTCCGCTGATCGCGGAAATCGCCCCGCTGCCGCGGATGACCTTGAAGTTTGCCGCCAGGCTTGAGATGGTCGTGACCAGCTCCGCGCCCTTCCCCATCAGCCAGAATGTCGCCAGCACCTCGAACCCGGCGACGACCTTCTCCATGTTTCCCTCATCGGATAGCCACTGCAGCGCGTCGCTCAGCGCGCCGATGATTTCCCCGACAGTCCTCACCACCGGGTTATCGCTGGCCTTCAGGTTCTCCGCGACTTCGGAAAGCATCTCGATGCCTTCCTGGATCGCCTGGCCGACGTGCTCGAAGATCTCCGTGATGTTCTCTTCGATCTTCTTCAGCGCTTCCTCCCGGCCTTCGTCGTCCTCCGCCATGAAATAATCCTTGAAGGCGTCCACAATGTTCTGGATGTTCCCGGTAACGTTGATCGCCAGATCCCCGAACAGGTGCACCGTCGCCATTTCCTTCAGGGTCTCCCAGGACGTTTTCAGCGTTTCGATCTGGACGTTCAGGTCCGCCATCTTCGAGATGTCTTCATTGCTCAGGCCGAAGCCGCCCTTTTCCGGATCATACCGGTCCAGACCGTTCAGGATGTCTTCCCAGTCGCTCAGCACGCCCTCGACGTCCTGGCCCTTCTTGTTGCCGAAGATGTCCGTCATGGCGTCGTCCCAGGTTCCGGTCTCCCGCATCACGTCCCGCATGTCATACATCTGCTGCATGATCTGCTGGAAGAATTCCAGGTCGTTGTTGTAGTTTTCCGGAGAAATGTTGAACCATTCGGCGATCTTCTTGTCTTTCCCGCCGTACTTCAGCTTGGTGATCAGGCTCGTGACGGTGTCCAGGCTTCCGCCGGCGCTCTCCATGGCCTTATCCCACTTCTGCACCTCTGTGGCGCTGCTCCCGAAGTAGGCCGCCAGGTCCATATAGTTGTCGCTCTTCGCCGCGACCTCCGTCAGCTCGTTCCAGATCGCCTGCACCGCCTGGCTGATCCTGTCCACGACCGCCGTGAACGCGGTTTCGATCCCGTCGCTGATGTTTCCGGCGACTTCGCCCATCTTCTTGAAGCTGTCCGCCAGGCTGTTGGCTGCCGTGATCCCCGTGTTGATGTCCGCCGCGGTCTGCTTCAGCCCGCCGCCCACGTCGTCCAGGCCGCTCTTCATGTTTGCCAGGGCCGTCCTGGCGTTGTTCAGCTTGATCTCCCACTTCGCGACGGCTTCCTCGTTGTCGCCGTATTTGTCGCGGACTTCCTGAAGGGCCTGCTCGTAGGTCTTGACGACCTTTTCCTGCTCCTTGATCTGCTTCTGCAGGTTCTTCAGCCGCGTCTCGTTCTTCTGCTGTTCGGTGGCATTCTTGCCCAGCTCCGCGGTCTGCGCCTTCAGCTCGCTCCGGAGGACCTTCAGGTTCCGCTGCGCGCTCTGCAGCGCCGCGTTGTATTCCTTCTCGCCCTCAAGCACGATCCGCTGTTTGATATCCTTGTCGGCCAACCTCTGTCACCTCACAGTCCGAGTTTCTTCCCGATCTTTCCGCCCATCAGCTGGGCGTCATATTTGAATCGGATCATATACATGTCGCGAATGAAGCCAGGCTCCATCCGCCTGGCCTCCGCGTACGGAATCCCGGCGATGAGCGCGTATCCGTAGTATTCCCGGACGCGCGTCCCCCGCCGGTCCTTCAGTTTTTTGAGTCAATCTCGCTCAGATAAACGTCGAAGACCTCGTCGGAGGCTTCCTCCCCGTCCGCGGTCTCGCTTTTCATGCCTTCCTCAACGGCCGCCCGGATCGCGTTTCCGATCCCGGCCACCGCGGCCACCCGGAGCCGCTTCAGCTCGTCCCCAGTGACCGTTTCCTCCTTGCCTTCGTATGCCAGCTGCGCGTTCGCCAGGATCGCGAACAGTTCCCGGATCGCTTTGCTTCCGCCGTCCTGGATCTTCGCGAACATCTCCTTCATGCTGCCGAACTTTTCCTCGATGCCCTCCATCGCGTACATGTCCATACGCAGGCCGTATTCCGTGTCTCCTACCTTCAGCTTGATCATGATCCTTTACTCCTTTCACTTACAGAAAAAACCGGAGCGGGGAAAAGATCCCCGCCCCGTGGTCCGTCAGGTAATCCCGGCCTTGGTCTTTAGCCAGCCCACAGCAGCCGTTTCCGTAGACTGCCGGCTGATCACGTAGTAGATCGTGGGGCCGGAGCTGGTCAGCTGCACGCCCAGGGCGTCGCCGTTCACACTCTCCGTCTGGAAGTCCAGGTTCTCTCCCTTGGTGGTGGTGCTGTCAGAGTCCCTGTTGAACTGGACCTTATAGAACCAGTAGCACTTGTAACTCACCGCGCCCTTGAACCGTTCCTTCCGGTAGAATCCGCAGCCCACGAACGGCGCGGACGCATCCGTGATCATCAGGTCAGAGCCGGAAGACGTGTTCTCAGCCACATAGCCCAGCATCGCCTTTTCCAGCGCGTCCGTCATGTTCGCCAGTTCCAGCGTCACCGTGGCGCCGGTCATGGAGTTCTCGGTGTCGATCTTGTGGTCATCCGCGTAGAAGTCCACGTCCACGCGCTCCTCGCCGACGTCCGCCCGGATCATGTAGTCGAGCAGCTGCACGCCCGTGCCGTAGCTGATCGCGCTGCCGTCCCCGCCGCTCGTATAAGGCGCGTAGGTCAGGCACTTGATTCCGATTTTCGCCATAGTATTATCCTCCGTTCAATTCTTGGATGATGCGGTCGCTCTCCGCCTGCATTGCCGCGGAAACGCGCTCCGACATCGCGTTCTTCTTTCCTGTGATGAATTTGTCGCCGGTCTTTTCCGTTCTCCGTCCGCCGTAGCCGTAGTTGATCACGTAGGCCTTCGTGGCGTTGCTGATGCCGCGTCCGTCTTCTCCCTGCGGGTAGACCTCCACCCATCCGCTGCCGATGTCCTCGTGATACTTCCCAGGCGCCACGCCGGCCATCATGGATCCGGTCACAACGTGCCGGTAGCCTTCCACGTTCTGCCTGGTCTCCTCGACGCAGGCCTCCGCTCCGGCCATCACGATCCGCCGGATGGCGTCCCGGCCCAGACTGGACAGCATGCCGTCAATCTGATCGAACCCGCTGTACTCAATCCGCGCCATTCCATCACGTCCCCGCTTCCGTCCAGGTCAGCGGCCCCCACATGATCACGATCCACTGCCAGAGCACTTTTCCCGTGAAATAATCGAATTCCCGGTTGTTCGTGTGGGTGAGGTCGATCATTCCTTCCGCTTCCAGCTCTTCCAGCTTCTCCTGGATCTTCTGCGGGTATTCGTCGCTGTCGTCCTGGACATATGCCCGCACTCTCACGTTCCAGTTGCTGTCCGTCAGATGGCCGTCCGCCCACAGCTGGGCCGCCTCCCCGGTGAGTTCCACGACGCCGTAGTTTTCCGGCGCCTTGTTCACCCAGGCGTCCTTCGCGAATTCGATCCCGTCCAGCTCGTTCAGTTTCTCCACCAGCCGGTCGATCGCGTTAACTGTTACCGTCGCCGCTGCCCTGGTGTTCCTCGTCCGTGCCATTCTCGTCGCTCCTTTCCACCGTGATCTCGATGCCGTCCTCCTGGTTCCGGTACGTCCGGACGACCCGGAACTTCTGGCCGTGATACTTCACGATCCGCTCGTTCTGGTAGTCCTCCGCCAGTGCGAGGCGGAATACGTATTCCGGCTGGATGCCGGCGTTCAGTGCGGTGTAGTATTCGTTTCGGGTCACGCTGTCCACGGTGCACATAACGGTCCGCGCCGTATCGGTGACGGCCTCGTGCACCCCGTGCCCAGTTCTGTTCTCCGTGATCAGGTCAATGACATCCGCCCGCATCATTCGCTATCACCGCCGTCGTAGTGGGTGTAGTCAGACGCATGCATCAGCTGCGCCTTCTGGATCTCATAGCTTGCCGCCAGCCGGTCGTAGTCGTTCGGGCTGCCGAAGTGCATCCGCACGTACGTAAAAACGGCCCGCTGGCAAAGCGGGTCTTTCAGGCTGCTGTTGTCCGTCATTGCCTGGTCTCCTGCGCTGAAGGACACCCTGCCGGGCAGTTTGACCCCGGCGATGGTGAGATCCCGCGCCGCCGCCTCCATCAGTGAGCAAAGCTCCGCGTCATAGGCGTTGGTGGTAATCCTCAGCGCCAGCCTGCACTCGTTCAGCATGGGTTTCCCTCCGTTCAGTCGTCGATCGCGCCCGCGCTCCCGCGGTACGCGTCGAAAGTTTCATTGGTCACGATGGTGGCCGCCTTGTGCCCCAGCTTGATCTTCGGGTCGACCCAGATCTCATACCCGCAGCCCCGCGCCCGCACGCAGAAGGAAAGATCCTCTCCGTAGCCTGGCAGCGGCGCGAAAAGCTCGTGGTATTTGTCCACCACGGACTGCAGCACGCCCGCGCGCATCAGCACGCAGCCGAACCCGCAGCCGTCCACTTTGAACAGCCCGTCCTTCGGATAATCGTCATAGTGTTCGCTCACGTTCTCCGCCGGCACTAGTCCCTGTTTAAGGGTTTTGTAGATCACCGGCCGGAAGGGCGCCCTGCGCATGTGGTAGATCCCCGTCACGATATCCCGGCCCTCGATGTCCTTCATCAGGTCCACCAGCAGGTCCGTCGGGAAAACCATGTCGCTGTCCAGCCACAGCACATAGTCCGCCTTTTCCTTCAGCGCGATCAGCCCCAGATCCGTCCTCGCCTTGTAGATCAGCGAGCAGCTGATGAAGTCGAACCGGGTTTCGCCGATCGTCTTCATCCGCACCAGGCTCTGGCAGAATTCCGTCTGCACCATGTCCATGCATGGAACGACAACCATCGTTTTCATTTTTCAGATCCTTTCCGTCCTTTCTGAAACAAAGCGCCGGAGCGGTGGAAAGGATCAAAGCACCGCTCCGGCATATCTGCAGGCCGTCGCCTTCAGACCGTTATCAGGCCGTGGTGGATACCAGGCGGACGATGGCGTCATCCTTCGCGGGCTTGCTGTCGAACACAGCGACGCCGCGGTACATGATCGCGTTGGCGGCAAAGCCGGCGCTCTCGTCACGGTCCACATGGATGTCTTCCGGCAGGTTGCCGACGACATCGGTCCACTTGCCCAGGTAGAGGCCGTTGTTCGCGGTAGCGACATAGTCGTCCACGATCACCGGATAGCCCATCAGGCGGCCGCCGACGCCGCTGATGGTGTCAGGCACAAAGATGGGATTGCCGGCGGTGTCCTTGATCTTCGCAATCTTGCCGTAAAGGGTCTTCTTGTTGACCAGGAACTTCGCTTCCGCGTCATAGGCGGCGGGCAGCAGCGCGATCAGGTCCACCACGTTGTCGTAGGTGTAACCCGTGGTCGCGGTGTTCAGGATCTGGTTGGTGCCGGTGGAGAATGTCAGCGCGGCGACGCCGTTGGTGGCATCGTTCAGGATGTAGTCGTCGATGGCGCGGGCCAGGTCGCCGGCCAGCATCTCGGTCAGCCAGTCTTCAAAAGCGTTCACGCTCATCAGGATGGCGGTGCGGCTGATCTGGATGACCTTCATGAACTCGAAGCCGCCCAGGCTGACGCTCACGGTGGTGTCGGCAGCAGCAGCCATCGCGCTGTTTTCAGTGTGTTTCGCGGTCGCGGTGTTGCGGACGCCTTCAGCAACGAACTTCAGGTTGCCGGCAACGCGCAGCAGGGTGATCTCGCTGAGCATGGGAGCCAGTTTCTTCATTTTCTCGAAGAACTTGTCGGATACGAGGGTGGGCACCGCGTTGGTGCTGTTGGAGGCATAGGCCCGGGTCTCTTCCTCGTTCAGTTTGCCCTGAAGGTTCCGCAGCCACAGGTCGCGGTATTCGACAGAATTCACTTCGTACATTTTTCTTTCCTCACTTTCAATAATGGGTTCGCCCGTCATCCGGGCCACTTCTTCGGCCTGCCTGGCTTCTTCCTCGGCGGCCGCTTTGCGGGTGTTCAGTTCCGCCCGGATCGCTTCCATCTCACTGATGCGCGCCTCCAGGGCGTCATTGTCCAGCGCGTCCCGCTTCTCCGCGCCGGTCTCGTCGGTCAGCTCCGCCAGTCTGGCTTCCAGCTGCTCTGCGTTCATTTCGTCAAACTTCATCGCTTGACACCTCCGTCAGTTTCTTCAGCCGCTCCAGCAGCGCCGTCCGGCGTTCCTGTTCAGCTTTCTGCGCACGCGCTTCCTTCAGCTGCTCCCTTGCGCTCTCCAGCGAGGCGATCGCGCTCTCCAGCGCATCGCCTTCGGATGCCGCTTCAATGCTCGTGCCTTCATAGGCCGGGAACGCAACCGCGGAAACCTCGAAGACTTTCCCGATGCTTTCGATCGTCCGCTTCGGATAGTCCGTGTCCACGTCGTCCCAGCTGTCTTTATCAACGGTGAACATGAACGACATTCCGGACATGTCGCCCCTCTTCACCGCGGAATAAAGCGCTCTCGCGTCCGCGTTGTTCTCTGTGTCCAGGTCCACGCGGATGTCCATGCCTTCATCCCCTGGGATCAGCTGCATGGTGCTGTTCTCGTTGTTGTTCCGGCTCCGGGCCAGCGGGATCATTCCCGTGTTGTGCCCGATCAGGAACCGCACATCCTTCAGGTCCGTCTTGTCCAGGGCGCCGGGATCAATCCGCTCGCTGCAGAATCCCAGGTCGGTCTCCTGGTTGAACACGATGGGCCGGCCCGTGATGAAATGTCCGTGCTCCTGGTCCTCGTCGGCCCGAACCTCAAAGCTGAAGGCTCTGGTCTCTTTATTCATTGTTTTCATCCTCCTCCGGTGCGGTGTCTTCGTCTCCGCCGTCGTCACCCGACCCTCCGCCCGTTGTGTCGTCATCCGGGTCTTCCTGCGGTTCTTCCTTGCCTTCGTCCACCATGTAGTACTCGCCGCGGATCGGCGCGTGCTGTCCGGTGCCGTCAGGAAGCGGCGGATAATTGAACAGGTCGCGGATCTCGTCGATCAGGATCGCCCCGCGGTCGCCCAGCTCCTTCGCCATCGCGATCTTCTGGGCCACCGGCATGTACTGCAGACGGTTGGCGGTGAACAGGATCCGGTTCCCGCCGTTGATCTCCCGCTGCGTGAAGACCATGTTCGTCATGGCCTCGCTCAGCTTGATGCTGAACGGCTCGATCGCTCCATTGAAAAAGGCGTCGAGCTCATCGCCCAGCGCCTTGTTCTGCAGCACGTTCTCGCTGACCCCGAAATAGTCCAGCACGTTGTCCTTGATCAGCTTCTGCTGTTCCGGATCCACCTTGTAGCCTTCCTGTTTGATCTGCTGGATGTTCGCGAACTGGTTCCCGAACAGCAGCAGTCCGCCGGAGCCCTGGCGGAAATTGTTTTTATCGAACCGCTCCCGCTCTTTCCGCAGGTCCTCGTCAAAGGATTTGCTGGTCAGCTGCGCCATGAACCGGAAGGTCGCGGCGTTCTTCACGCCCTCCGCGATCCCCTGGTTCACCATGTCCGCCAGCTCCATCGTCGGGCTCAGGGCGCTGTTCTTCTCCCCGAACAGGTCGTCCTTCAGCTGGTGCCGTACCACCACGCCGATCCGCGACAGCCTCACGCTCTTTTTCTGCCCGCGGATAAACGTGAACTTCAGCCACGGCTCGCCGCCCACGTCCACCAGCTCGCACTCGCTGGGCAGCACCGGGAAGAACCCGGCAACCTCGCCGTGCGCGTCCAGGATCGGAACGATGAACAGGTTGTTCTGGATGTTGTAGATATTCACACTGCGCTCGATGAACGCAGGCCACGTCATCCACGGATTCGGCGCGCTCTTCGTCTGGGTGTACAATTTCATCCGCGCCGTTCCATCCATCCGGTAGCTGAGCTTTGACGCGTGCCGCGCGTGCGCGTCCACCGCGCTGCGGACCATGTCGCACTCGTAGATCTGGCCGCCCCAGGTCCGGAAGGCCGGCTGGTAGGCCGTCAGCGTCTGATAGCTGACGCTCTCCGGCTCCGCCCTCTTCCGCCCGAAGATGGCATCAAAAAGTCCCATTTCATTCACCTCTTGTTGCTGAGCTTTCCGGCCAGCTCTTCGTAGTAGTTGTGCCGCATGCAGATCGCGTCGCTCATGGCGGCCATGCCGTCGATGTGCTGCTTCGCGCTGATCTTCACCAGCCGGCGTCGGTTCGTCCCGTCCTCGAATTTCAGGGCGCTGTCCAGCATGTGGATCTTCATCAGGTCATGGTCCCGGATGCACCGCAGGCGCCCGTCCTTGATCATGCCCTCCATGTCGATCAGCACGCCCGTCAGGTTGCTCCCCTGGCTGACGGATTCCATGCTGAACCCGTCCGTCTCCATGTCCTGCACGAGGTAGGCCGCAGAGTAACGGTCATACCCAACCTTCAGCGGAAGGATCTCGTAGTCTCGCTCTAACATGCGGAACCAGTCATGCACCGCATGGTAGTCCACCGTGTTCTCCCCGCAGACCGTCAGCAGGCCCCGCTGCCGGTAGATGTCGTAGGGAAGCCCGTCCCGGGCCGTCGCCTCAGCCACCTTGTTCTCCGGCATGAAGAACTGGACGTCGAACCAGCTGACGCCGTCCTTCTCGATCACGATCACCGCGGCCGTCAGGTCGACGGCCAGGGACAGGTCAATCCCGCCCAGCGCGTAGCTGTGCCGGAAGTCCTCCAGCTCATGCACCTCTCCGAAGCACTTCCGGATGTCCTGGACGTTCAGCCAGGCCTGGCTGCTGTTCTGTTTGATGCAGGCGAATTTCGTCATGAACTCCGCCTTGTTTGCCAGGCTCTCCTCCGCCTTCGCGATCTCCTCCAGGATGTAGCTGGCGGAGACGCTGACGTTCAGGTTCGGGATGCTCTTCTGCAGCTCGCTCAGATCGTTCCACTTGTCCAGGTCGTCGATCTGGTATAAAAAAGGCAGCAGCCGTTTCTCCCGGCTGTTGCCCTGCAGGAAGCTCGTCCCACGTCGGAACAGTTCGTCATAGATCCCGTCGTTGATGTAGTTCGCCGTCGTGATCGACAGGATCAGCGGCTGTTCCCTGGACCCCAGCGCGCTGGTCATGACCGCGTACTGCTTGATCCCCTGGTCGCCGACCCACGCGGCCACCTCATCACAGACCGTAAGATGCGGATTGAAGCCGTCGCTCTTCTTCTCGGAGAACGGCACCTTCTTGATGGACGTGTTCGTGCTCTCGATGTAGATGTCCATCTTCCGCTTCCGGGTGATCTTCATCAGATCCGGCTCCGCACTGATGGACTGCCAGAAGTCGTTGAACACGATGTCCGCCTGGTCCAGCTTCGGCGCCAGGAAGTAGCAGTCCGCGCCCCGTTCGCCGTCCGCATAGGCCATGTATTCCGCGATCCCGGAGGCCAGAAGGCTTTTGCCGTTCTTCCGGCCCATGACCACGAACACTTCTCGGTACACCCGGATCCCGCTTTCATCCACCAGCCCGAAGATGCAGCTGATCAACGCCTTTTGCCACATCTCCAGCTTCACCAGCTGGGGCGCCATCTTCCCCTTCGAGTGGTGGCAGAAGTTTTCAAAAAAGCGGATCGCTTTGTTTGCCTTCTTCTGATCGAAGAAGTAGACCTTGTTTTCCAGGTCGGAGATGATCCGCTCGTATAGGAGACGGATCC